TCGATTCAGGGCCTCAAGGCTGTACTGCTGCTGCTGGAGGTAAACCGTGTCGCCACCAGGCACCGGCTTCAGGTCGAAGTCAGCCCGCGCCTCATTCGGCTTCCACAGCCCGCCCAGAATGCCCTTGGTCGCATTGTCGACCTGCGTCTTGGTATCCATCCTCAGCAGGGCCTTCAGGTCGAACTCCACGCCGTATTGCTTCGGCATCTCCAGGCCTTCCTGGAGCAGCACTTCCACGTTTTCAATCAATGCCTGGAGCGCCGTCGAGTAGTACTGCAACAGCATCGATTGGATGTCCGTGTAGGGTGGTGGCGCACCGACGCCGACCAGGAACCCAGGCACATGGAAGCACGCGCAGACCGCCTCAGAACCCCACTTCAACTGGTCGATCAACTGAGCATCCACCGCCGTCATCATCATCGGCGTGAACTTGAAGTCATCGCCGAGAATGGCGACCTTGCCCACGTTGTTCGGTCCCTGGTACTGTTCCGCCCACTGCCGCTCCAATCGCTCCTGGGCATCAGGCGGGATGGAATGCGGCGTGGTCAGTACACCGCTCAGCGTGGTGCCGCTCTCGAACAACGAGGACGAATTGTTCTGAATCTTCAATCCCTGCATGGCCGCCAAGCCGCACGCGTGGATCGGCGACACACCGACCAGCGGGTGGTACAGCGGAACCATGAGGTCGTGAATGATCTCTGAGGCCGGGAACGCAGGCGCTGAATCGTCGTACACGCCAGACAGATTGTCCTGTCCGACCGAGTAGTACACAGACCCATCCGCGCCCACCAGGACTTGCACGAGGGACGGGTCGAGAATATACAAACCAACCACGTTGCCGTTCTCGGTGCCTCCTCTGTTGTTGCGCTCCTTGAGCACGTAGGTGTTCCCAAATACGAGCTTGGAGATAATCCAGCACTCGATGAACTTCACCCGCGTCTGGTAGTGGTTCGGCTTGCGGAGCACTGGAGAGTAGGCTGAATTCTCGGTCTCCGTGCAGATCCCGTCTGCGTCCTTCTCAACCAGCTTGATCCATAATTTCGAGAGATCGCTGGCCACGAGCGTGATGCACGCCCACACGGTTGAATACGTCAACACATCGGCCTGATTGACCACGACGTTCCGCTGCCACGCGCCCGTGAACGCCTCACGGATGATCGGGTACCAGCCACGGCTAGACCCATACGGAGTCGACAGCGACGCCAACGACGCCGAGGCATTCGGCACCGCCGCCTTGGTTCGCGTCAGGTTCAAGCCGAAGGGAAGCCGCACAGACTAGGCCCGCACTTTCCGAGGACGGCCCCTGCGGCGCGTGGCTGGCTCAATCGTGGATGGCGTATGGATAAATGAATTGACCGACAGCGAGGATGGAGACGCAGCAACCATCTCGCGGGTCTGGTAGAGCGTGCCGTGCAGCAGAGAGACCATCCCTGCGTGCGCTTTGACCGCCGCGTCAAGCGGCTCGAGTTCAATATTGTCACCGACCGCATGATGCTCGAATACCTGGATCACCTTCACGCACACCATGGGTTCCCTCACGCGACTTGGAAGAGTGTTGGTTGTCCGAGCGGAACCACGGCTCGCTTGATTCGATTGCATGACCTGTGCGACAACTGGACGTTGTCGTACGAATGCGCACCGCCTTTGGATAATGGGATCACGTGGTCGACTTCCCACTTGCTGTCGCGCTCAACAGGCTTCTTGCAGATGCCGCACACGCCGCGATCTCGCTCGTAGACCACCACCCGATCCACGATCTCGATAAACGCATCTCGCACCAACGCGCGACGTTTATGAGCGGCCTTGAAGGCACACCGACGAATCGTTTCAGGGTTCTGAGCGCTGTAGACCTTCTGCTGTTGCTGGGCCTTTTCACGATTCGCCTTGTACCAAGCCCGCACGCGTAACTTGATGCGCTCTCTGTTTTTGGCGTAATGGGTCTTGAAGTAGTCTGGATTCTTGGCCCTGTGCTCTCTGCTCCTAACCAACACCTTCGCTAGTTCGCGCTGCCGATTATCCCGTTTCCACTGCTTGTAGTATCTGTACTTCGATAAGCGCCTACATTCAGCAGAACAGAGCTTGGGTTGACTACCCGCTGTGCTCTTGCGCGGAGGCATCTCGCCACCACACTCCATACACGTCTTAGCCATGCTTCCTCCTACAGAAGCTCCTAGTTATCTTCGTGCGCGCCAGACCGCTAGGAAACGGCTTTTCGGGAATGACCCTATGCGCGCACTTTGATAATTCTACATCTTAGACGGGACTTCCAATCGAACCCCAATTAACGTCATCCATGTAGACGACTGCATTGGAGCGCATCTTCTTCCAGCTGATCTCTCGCTCAGCCCTGATCGCTAGACTGTTCGACTGGAACATACTCACGGTATACGCACTCGCTGTGGGCGTCACAACCTCGTTGGCCGGTGCGTCACTCATCTCGATGGACGCCTCGCGGCTCACATCGATCGTCACGTTGCCGTCATCCGCCAGCGCGATATTCTCGGCGCTGAGACAGACCACCATGTTGCCGTAGGAGGCACCACTGGCCAGGTACTGAGAGGCCAACACCGGGATACCGGCGAGCGACCCGCCCATCACGGTCATGCCCTTGAACGAGTCCTGTCCCAGCGAGTTCTGCATGAGGGACAGCGTTAGGGCCAGCGTGTTCGGCATCAGAATGACGAGCTGACTCACGTCGTACCCGTTCAGGATGAACGGAGCAATGAGCGACTGAGCATCGGTCAACACGTTAGCGGCAGTCGCGCCGGCCGATGTCAACGCGACCAAGCCGTTGGTGATAGACGCCGGGTTCACGCCAGACACCTCAGCCAGCGCCGGGTCAACGAAACTGGTGTCGATCTTGGCGACAGACGCGCGCCGCAGCTCGTCACGGACCAGCCCTTCAGCGCCGGGTCTCGAGAACCGCGCCAGTTCTTGGGTGATCACGGCAATCGCCGCAACCTTATTGAACAACAGGGTCGCCGACGTGGTGTTGAACTTGGTGACCGGCTTGCCCTTGCCCTCTCCCACCCAGTTGGCCGACGCGCCAGACGTTTGGGACTGAATCTTGACGTTGAATGGCACCCGCTTCAACGAGGGGATGGAGACGCCGTTCTGTGTCGTGCCGAACCGATCCACCAGCGTGAACGGCCGGATGTACTCCAGGAACGCCGAATCCAGCACCTGGGCCGGCGCCAACAGGGCCGCCGCGAAGTTCGAGTCCGTGGTCGTGCCGCCAGCCACAGCCGTCTTCTGCTGGAAATATCCCTGAAGCAGAGAATTGCTCGGATAGCGAGCCTTCGCGACCTCGGCCGGCGTGATGAAATTCCCCTTCTGGAATTCCAGGAAGGAGTGCGCCTTACAGAGCACCATCGCGCCGAACGCGACATCGGCCGGCATGGTGTCCTTGACCGTGATGACCGGCATCGGACCACGCGAAGCCGAGGCTTCCTCGCGGGTATTCGCCACGACTGCCTTAGCCGTCGCCTTGTTCGATTCCTCGAGCGCGCGGAGCCGCTTCAGGTGCTCATCGAGCGCCTTCACGTCGATTTCCAGCGTGTCGTATTTCTCGGTCTGCTCGGCGTCCAGGGTCACGCCTTCGTCAGCTGCCTTCGCCATGATGGCGTCACGCTCGGCGGCCTTGGCTTGACGGGTGGCCTCAAACGCACTGATCTGCTCGGTAATAGGTTTCGGCATCTTCGGATCCTTCAGAGTCATCAACTTGACGACTCGATGTGATGCCGAAGCGCCGGCTGGATGTGTGGGTGCAGCGGCAGACTCAGTGCCTAACGCGGCGAGTTCGCTGTCGCTGATCGATTTAACGGTGTGAATCGTGGCCTGAGATTGGGCCGGGATAACGACCATGCTCAACTCGAGCACTTCGATGCTCGGGTAGCGGAAGCCGCCTGTTTCCTTGATGTAGACCGGGTCTTCGAGTGCACGGAAGCCAATCGACACACCCTTGATGAGTGGCGGCTTGGCGTGCAACGAATCTAGGGCTTCGTCAATCCGGTCCTTGACGGCTCCAGGCCGGTCAATCTGCGAAATGATGGCCTCGAATGGCACACCATCCTTGGTGGACTTGCCGAAGCGCGTCTCCCCAACAGGCCGCTTGCTGTCGTGGTAGAGCAGCAGCGGCAGTGGATTCTTGAACTTGACCCCAGCAGGCTCGATCACGTCGCCGACACGATCCGTCTCTGGCGATGTGGCGATGCCGGAAAAGGTCCGGCCCGCAGCATCGTCGAGCGCCTTCGTGAAGGTGACGAGAGAAAAGGCCCGTTGCATGGAGCGTTCCCATGCTAGG